GCTTGAGGGTACAGACAGCCCTTACTACCAACTACGCAATCACTTGTCGGCACTTGACTTGAAAGAATCGCTTGACGGTTATTCGACACACTTGAAGAACGAATACTTGTCGACTATCCCTGAAAAGGTGCTAGCCGATAAAGAGATCCTTATCAAGCATTCGAAGCAGTTCTTTCAATCGCTTGGTAGTGAGAAGTCATTCCAGTTCCTGTTCAAGATCCTCTATAACGAGGACATCGAACTGTACTACCCGAAAAACGACATCATGCGTGCGTCTAACGCAACATGGATCGATAACGAAAACTTGATGTACGTGTCGAACAACGGCAACGTGAACAACTTCCTGTATCGTCGCATCACTCAGACGCGTGAGCCGTTCCCAGGGGTGTTTGAGTATGCCACAGCAACAGTCAACCGTATCATCAACCGTTATGCCAACAAGTTCAACTTTGCCGAGTTGTACCTGAATGACATCGTTGGTACATTCGATTTGAATTACCCTGTTGTGGTTGACGATATCGTTGAGTGGATCTTGCCGATTGCTGATGAAATTGAAGTTGTTTCACCTGGCCTGAACTACACGGCAGACAATAACCTGGCATACGCAGGTGACCCGACGTTTGACATCACAGTTCAGGCGACGGGGCAGGGTATTGTCGATACACGTTACACAACGATCATGACCGCGAATGACTTGACCGTCAAAATAGGTGGAGTTGAGGTTACCGATTTCACTTACGACGGCAAGATGCTTGCACACGCCAGTATTGTGCAGGGTTCTACTATCACAATCACTTTCCCTGTGTATGCAGGTTTCTTGGCGATTGATCGTGTAGGGACTCTTGGTCAGATAGTCGATGTGAGTTTGATTGATACGCCGTTCGGTATTGTCACACCGCAACTGTACACGTCAGATGATGGTGGTTCTGGTGGTTCAATTCGAATCATCCCTGCATTGACTAAACGTATCGACGGCTACTTCCTTGACAACGAAAGCTTCCTGTCGACTAACAAAGTATTACAGGACTCTGAGTATTATCAGGATTATTCGTATGTGATCAAAGCAGGTATTGGTGTTGATCGTTACCGCGATGTGGTGATGAGTGTGCTGCACCCTGCTGGTCTGAAGATGTACGGTGAAGTGAACATCATCGAGTTCATCAAGCTGATCATCCGTGATGCCAACTTTACGGTCACAGTGAACTTCAGCGGTGAGATTTCATTCCAATCGACAGTGTTCCTATACAACCGAGCGGGTTATATTCAAGACTTCATGTATGCGCAGACGTCGAACACCGATAAGACTGACGGCTTCAAAGACGTTAAGGTGAGTGATGTATTAGCAGGTATCATCCCACTCAATCGACACTTTAGCAACATTTCAATTATCACGCCATTGGGATTCACCGATGCGGGCTACATTGAAGGTGATGATTACTACGATGACCTTGGTAGTTCAACCCAAATGCCTACCTAACAGGTAGGTTAAATAAACAAAACGAATTCGAGGCTATCATGATTGCGAACAAACTAAACATTGTCAAGCGGGCGGTGAAAGCAGCGCCTCTCACTTATAACGAGATGGATGTAAACTTAAACGAGTTGATCAATGTCATCACTGATGTTGTAGACAACCGCGATGCCCAAGACTTGATCAATGCCGAGTTTCAGGATGCGAACGACGTTCAAGACTTGGCACTGACGGCAGGTCTAGCTACCAAGATTAATACCACGTCAATCGTTGACGCACTGACAAGCACAGATGCGACCAAGGTGCTGTCGGCTAAACAAGGTAAGACGCTATCCGACACAGTAGTTGCTAATAAATCAGACGCTGATACAAAGTTTGCGGATCGCTATACCAAGGCGCAGGACGACGCACTGCTGCTATTAAAGGTTGATAAGACGGCGGTTATTGATGTTGCGCACGGGGGTACAGGTAAATCGACACCTTTACTTGAAACAGGCAAAGCGCACATTTCAGGTCTGCTGATGAAGTATGTCACAGCCAACACTATTTCAGTATCACCAGGGCGCGCCTACATCCCGTCAACGGGTGCTGTGCTAGAAGTACCTGCAACTATCACGACCGGCGCACTCACACTGACAGCATCGACGTTCTATCATGTCTATCTGTATGACAACGCAGGCACACCCGCAATCGAAGTTGTGACGACTGCACCTGTGAGCTACTTTGGTAGCGCTAGTCAGAAAACTGGCGATGCTACTCGACGTTATGTTGGTTCAGTGTTGTGTTCTGGCACCGCCAACGTGATTAGACGGTTCATTCAACTTGAAGAGGATTACATTCGCTACGTTGGTGACTTGACTACTTACGCTGTAGCTAGTACCTCAGTATTAACGCCTACTGTAGCTAACTGTGCAATCCATGTTCCTCCAACTGCTCGTGCCGCGGTTGTGAACATGTTAAACCCAGGGTCAAGCGCAATCGCTTGTGTTATGAATCCCGATATTGGTACATTATCAAGTACTCTATACCAGTCTCATGTTTACATTAAGAGTCAGTTTGTTGATGAAATTGAACTCAGCGCTGCGAAAACATTCGTATGGATGCACACAGTAGCAAATGATGCCAACTTCTTCGCATATGTCTACGGCTATCGGTTTTTGCGGTAACACTCAAACGCCAGCCAATAAAAAGCCCAGTTAATTCTGGGCTTTTGTTTTATTACGATACGGTAATGACAGTAGTGTCTGTAACCGTGTTGTTGCTCACTGAACGAACAGTGATCGTGGCAGTCCCTGATGTCTTACCGGTAACAAGACCAGTGGCCGACACAGTCGCTACAGCAGCGTTTGAAGTAGTGTATGTAACAGCCTTATTCCACGCTGACGCAGGGGCTACGGTTGAAGCTAGTTGACGTGTGCCGTTGACTGCAACTGTCGCAGTAGCGGGCAGCATATCGATGCTGGTCACAGGCAGATAGGTCGTAGGGGAATCGAGAAACGTTGTAATGTTTGCGAAGTTCAGGTTGACTGCGGTGCCCTGGAAGTTCAACTGGAGTTGAGTGCCTGTCAGAGTGGCAGAGGTAGCTTTCAGGAATGCTTTGATGCGAGCGAGAACGCGCTTCTGTGAAGACAGAAGGACATTTGCACCAGACACTTTCCAACCTTTGTCAGTCAGAACAACCGTCTTGTTGTTGATGCGCGGCTTAACAGCCCATTGAGGATATTTCATGGTACGATGCTCCATCTTATATATAAGGTTTGTAACACTTATTTATAAGACAGAGCTTTGTGAGAGGAAGGTTATTTATCGTTCTTAGCTGCGCGCCACACCTCAAGCACCACACCTTTGATCCCTTCAAACTTTGATACATCACGTAGCATCTGTTCGTTTTTGTTATACCACCCCTCGACGTCAGACCATGATATTTGAGTGGCTGTAGGTATAAGCTCAAGCTTCAGGCGTATGACCTCAATCATCAATGCTTGAACATCAGCGTGATACTCGCCTGTTAGTTCAAAGTCGGTATCAACAACTCGCTGGCGCTCGACGACAGGGGCGTCTGGCTTATACATCGGCCAGCGCGGTTCGCAGTTACACCCCCAAGTGCTTAGGCTACCACCGCATTGCGGACACGGTCCGTTTTCTTCTGGATTGGCGGCGAGAAGGGCGCGCACATCTAAGAAGGCGTCGCGATCACGCCTGTCAGGGTCTGCGATCCGCTCCAGCAGCTCACGCGGTACACCGTCAATTTTACTGCTCATCACTTGCTCCCGATTAGGCGTTGCTGCTGAGAAGCAACATCTGCTTATCATCACAGTACAAGTAGGAATCCCACAACAGAATACCTTCACCAGTCTCAGTCATGCGACCCAAGACATTGCGATCATCGAGACGAGGAATAACCCCGATGTGTGCATTGATGATGATCACATGATTGCCAGCTAGTTTCCTGATCAGCCAATGTCGAAAGTTGGCAAACATTGTTGCACTGCTGAACGGTAGAATCTTGCCTGAACCTGCAGGTGGTTCTTCGCGCAAGTCGAGGTATTCTGGTTCAGTTTGAGACCATGAAGTCATTACATGTTTCCTCAGTGTTAGATTGAAAGTTGCAGGCTAAATTGATTTCCCATTCAAGCGCTGTAGGTTTGAGTGTAGCGATCTTGACAGCTTTGTCAAGACGGAAAGTAATTTGGGTATCACCAACCATCGTAAACTGGTCAGGTACATCATACACGTTCATCTGCATGTCGCATACCTCAAGCTCCATGCGCCAATCGGAGTTGTAAATCCACTTCTCCATCTGCGCATAGTCTTTGAAGCCGAAGCGGTATAGTTCTTCATTGTAAAGTTCAAACAAACCACAGTTTATGATGTCCTCTTCTTGGTCACAGTCTACTAAGTCAGCAAGCACAACATAGTCAGGATAGGTGCTTTCGATCTTGCGTTTCTTGTCAATGACGAATGCTTTATCGTCATACGGCATTGGCCATTTGATAGGATCGCTGGTCCCGCCGTTGATAATGCTTTCAGATGCATGGTTATGATAGACACCTACACCGTCAGCGGTTTCAATACGAATGATTTTCATGATATGCGATAACCAAACAAAGTGAAGAGACTGCTAGTGCAATCTCTATTCAGTGAGAAGATGTTTTATGCGGCTTCGGTGTCAGCATAAATCGACGCAGCATATTCAACCAAGAAGCGTTCGTCGATAGCTTCATGTTGGTGATGGGACTTGTACTTACGACCGATGATCGCGATGTCATAGTCATTGACTTTGGTGTCGTAGTTGAAGGTTGCGCGAACAACACCAACCAGACCGATCAGTGAATCGTCGGGCACTAGAACATTAGTGTCTTGCAGGAAAGAGAAGTCGGTAGGTTCAACAATCTTGACAAAATCGCCGGCTTTGAATTTAGGAGTGTTCATAATGCTGTCCTTTCTCATGATATAAATGTCTAACTCACGAGCGTATTCTAGCAAGTGAGTTAGCACAGTGCAAGCCTTTATTTTAACTGATGTGACTCACCTCAAAGTCTTCATAGACGACCCAACCACCTTCAGTCTCAGGACCATCCTTGTCGATCACGTAAGCGCCAGCCTTGAAAAAGAATGGAAACTCGGCCCATGAAGCATCAACAGGCAACGCGTACACCAAGCCGTTAAGCGTGATCTGCAAGACATCGTCAGTACCCATTACTAAGCTGTAGCTGAACGACTCGCCAAGCGTGCAGGGTACTGAGAGGACTTTGACGGTCGCATTGGTTGGTTTCAGTCGCAAGTCAACCCGTGCAACTCCATTCCACCATGTGACCATCAGGAATGGGTTAGATGCTTTGAGTGCATGAATTTGACCGATGATGACTTTGTTGGAACTTGGTGCAAGCTCAACGCGCACTGTACCGCGCATGGTGTGAGTCGCTTCCCCTGCGAGCCAATTGTATGGTTCACCTGAATCAGGAAGCGTTTCACGACTTTCAGTGCGTGGGCTTGAGCTTGAGCCCGATGTGTCACCTTGTACTGAGCACCAATAGTTGGTGTGACCCTTTGGATCAACCCACACCAAATTGGCTGGAGGTTTCTCTGGGTACAAATAGACCTGCCCGTGAGCAGTGATATTGCCGAAACTGAACATCTGATGAAACTCCTACGTTAATGGATACCGCAGGATTATTTATCAGATTTGGTTATACGTTGGTGCCGAAGCGGTCGAAGTGTGCAAGCGCTAGATCGAGGTACATCATCCACGCAGTGCGAACGGCAACGAACTTGTAGCGATAGTCACGAAAGCCTTCCTTCTCGTGTGGCTGCCAGGTGCTGAAGTCAACATTGAGGTTGTGATCACCCAGGACTGATGCCGCACGCTTTTCAAAACGTGCGTTCACTGATGCGAGCGGAAAGCATGCTGGTACAGGTGTGTGGGTCCAGATACCATCGCCAGGATCAAGGTGACCGAGTTCTTCCATAGCGCGTTTCATATCAGCTTCAAGTAAGTCTTCTTGATACACCACAGGCTTCAGCGCAATTCGACTATCCCAAATGACTGGGTCTTCAGCGTTAACAACACCGTCACGGATGAGAATGTACTCAACGTCGTATTGACTGCGATCTTTTAGCTCCTGCATTGCGAAATCAATCGCCTGTTGTTCATCGCCTAACCATTTGCAGAACACGAATGTCTGCTTAGGGTTGCGTGTGGCTACCGCAAATGTATAGCCGATAGGCTTGCTCATGCTTGTTGCTCCGTTGTGTCGAAGGCGTCCAGGTTGAATTGTAGGCCGTATTCTTGGGCGAAAGCGGACAAACGTGCAGTGAAGTCGACACCGTCAATCTCTTCGATTAAGGTAGGAGTTTTGTCGTGCATGCGTTGAAGCTCGGTGATGAATTGTTCGTGAACATGCGTCACTGTAGAGCTTGCGTATGTAACGACACTCGGCCAGCTACCGCGCATTTCAAAATTGCTGTCGTACTCTTCATCAGAGATCAGACAGCCGGCCGCGCACTTCAAGCCATCGTCAGTGCGATACTTGCACCGACCTTGAGCCGAAACAGCGCGTTTACCTTGCTTCAACAAATGGCGAGCCACCTGGTCGAAGATCTGTTGTCTGGTTGCATCTTTCAATGTCGCGAGAGTGATAGTCATGTCAGTTACTCCAGAAAGGCGTGGGCGTCGGTTGGCGAAGGTGCTTTAGGCATTTGCATCCAGTGACTGAAACGTGTTACCCACCATTCAGTGCGTGATTCCGAGAACATTGAGATAGGTACCTTCATCCATTCCTGTTCTTTTATGTTGAACATCAGAATAGAATCACCGTCAGCTTTGGTAGGCATGCATTTGGCGGTTTCGAAGTAGTATTGCTGTTGATGGCACATCATGATAAAGAATTTCTCACTTGAGCTAAAGTAAAAGAATGTAGACGTTATACGCTAAAACAGGGGTTAATGCAAAGGATTCTTTACGTTAGCTCGGCATCTTTGTTTTCACGCAAAGGTAGGTCTTGTCGACCTCGTAGTAGCGACGATCAGACGGCACACGCGCATCAGCACCCGCTTGGTTGCATTCGTCAAGCGTAGCAAAGCCTGGTACGCTGGTAGTCGAGATTGAAGCACCAGGCACATTACCAGTACCACCCATTGTGGTTGAAAAGATTGCTGTGGTAAGAATCAGTGTGAAGACGTCCATCAGGTTTGTTCCTCATCGGTAATAAGTTCAAGGGTGATGCGAACCTTTGCACCCAGTGGTAAACCTAGGTATTTTGCATCAACGGCCACATGAGCGTTGAATTTGTCATGTGGAATAACATCAGACTTTGGTACATAGACCCTACAGGCCCCGTAGGGCCCCACGATAGCGACAGCAGTACCGATTAGCATGATAACCCCTTACAGCACTGTTACGCGCTGAACGATTGTTTGTGCTTGGCCTTTGTATTCGTCGTGAGACTTCACAGTGGCTTTGATTTTCATCTCATCCCCTTCAGCAGGACCGAATGCAGTGCTGAACGAAACCAGACACGCGTTGGTCTTCTTGTCAACCATCGTGGTCACGTACACAAGTTCCTTACCACCGTAACCGCCAAATGCATCACGCATGAAGTTGCGCGAACCAGTAACGATGACATCGAATGCGAGACGCTGTTTAAGTTCACCGACGATTGTGATCTTGTCTGGCTTTGGTAGAGCGAGGTGTGGTACAAGACGAAGAACGGCATCAGCAGTGATGCGAATGACCGAGCCCTCTTCGAATTCGTTGACCATATCCATCAACCAGGTCAGATAACCGCGTGGTGCTTCCTCGAACTTCTTACCGGCGAATGGCCCGAACGTGAACACACCGCTAGCGATTTTCGCGTCACGTTCTTTGATCCACTCTTCACGCTGAGCATCCCATTCAGCCTGACGCTTCTCTTCCTTCTCGCGGCGTTCGTTCATCTGCTCAGCAGTGGCGCGCTTGATGTCACGCATCTCGCTAACAAGCTGATCGCGAGTCGTGACCAGTTTGACGCCCATCTGCTCAGAGTACGCTTGAGCTTTGGCAATCGCTTCGTCAGGGTCTTGCGACAGGTTGAAGTGGTGAAACGAACGAACGCTGATTTCAACAGTACCTGTGAACACACCGTTGACCACTTCACCACGACCATAGTAGACGTGTTCGTAGGTTTCACGCAGGGTGAACAGTGCGCCGGTTTCGCCGATACCGATGAACAAAGAAGGGATGAAGTTCGACATGTCTGATGCTCCGAATAATGATGACGTTGTAGCTCATGAGTCGATTATGGTGCAGTCGACTCATACTGTCAACAATCATTTCACGATATGCCCAACAAAAGCTTACCGCTGTACCAGATGAAAACACACAGTCCAAACAAAAGGACGTAATCGAACCCGATCACTGTGCCGTCTGGTTCACCTTCAAGTTCTTCTTCGTCAATCATGACATGCTCCGGGTTAGTTCTTTTCAGCGAGCGTTCCAATCATATTTGAAACCAGATTTGGTAGCGACCAGGTGATTAGACATGATGGTGCGTTTACCTGCGAGGAACGAAGCGTCACCTTGCAGAGTACCGCGTAATTCGAAGTGGCCTGCATAGTAGGCCGACGGTTCAGCTTTGACGATTTCAAATTTCTTACGGTTGACGACGAGTGTTTGACCGGCTTTAAAATTCGACATGTGACATTACTCCGCGAGTGCCTGTGTAACAAGATCTGTGATGTCAATACCTTCAGCATCGCAGACCCTGTAAGGGCGATTTCTGATCCCACAGACGCTCATCGTATGCGTTCCCTTGCTGTTGTACACATCGACAACAAC